AGGACGGCTGCCCCAGTTCCAGCCCCGGACGCCACAGATAGTTACCCTCGGTGTCTTTCAGCAGACGGATGGCAAACAGGCTGTTGTTGTTCATCATGAACTTCGCGCCAGTGCGGTGTGCCTTACGCAGCGTGTAAATCAGTTTGATAATGGCGTCTGCGGTCACCGCGGTCGCTTCGCCGGATACAATATGCTGAAGTTTGCCGAACGCCCGGACCTTGTCGGTTTCATCGGTGGATTCATACGCCAGGAACCCTTTCGGCTTCTTGGTGCCATCGCCTGAGGTAAAGGCAATTTCTTCCTGTTCGGCAAATTCGGTTGCCAGCTCGCTGTTGATCCAGGCCTCCACGTTGAAGAAGGCATCGTCCAGCATTTTCTGGGTAGCCTGCGGGTTGCCGTAGATTTCCCCCATGAGAGGTTCAATCAGCTCCAGTCTGGAGGTGGCAGTCTGGGATCGCGTATCCGTTTCCCCCACCCATCCGGAAGCCGTACCGCCCAGATTCACCAGTTTTTTGTAGTCGGAACCGCCAACGGTGATCACCGTGGCTTCCTGACGCATCACAACTTCATCTTTCAGCAGGTTAAGAATGTTGCGATCCAGTTCTTCCGGCACGGCATAGCCACCGTCTTCATCGGTGCCCACCTGCAATGCCTTGCGCTCCAGATCGCGCAGACCGTCTTCACGGCCTTTACGCAGGAAGCCCACAAACGCCTCTTTGTGCTCTGTGGCCAGTTTATTTTGCGCACCACCTGCCGGACGTTTCAGCTCAAGCAGCTCTTTTTCAAGGTCGCTTTTGAGATTTTCCAGCTCGCTGAGTTTCCCGTTCAGGGTTTCCACCTGCCCGGCAAGTTTGCCTTTTTCCTGCTCAATCGCATCCACGCGCTTGTCGTTCTTTGCTTTGAAGTCGTCAAACTTCTGCTGCAGTTCCTGCGCGACCTGTTCGACATCTTTAATATCTACCGCCATCGTATTTCTCCTGATTAGAAGTTCAGATTTTTCAGTGCATTCAGTGCAGAGCTCACATCCTCAGCGTCGCGCAGGGACAGTGCGCCATAGCCCCCGGCCATGAATGCTTTGGCCTGGGTACGGGAGAGTCCGACATCACGCAGGACTCTTTCGATTTTTTTCTGTTCGGGGATTTCCCCGCGGGCCAGTGCGTTCTTGACGTCGCTGATCCGCGCCTCGTCGTTAGACGGGAACGTCACCAGGCTGACTTCCCAGAGGTCGATTTCTTTCAGCAGAAAGGCTTCTTTGCTCCGGTCGTATTCCCAGTCTTTCAGGACGTACCCAATAGAAAGGCCGGTTAACGAACCGGCCTTCATGTGTGCATGTGCGCGTTTTGCGAGGGGATCATCATCAATAAGCAACCGTCCCCTGACGTAAAGCCCGACATCGTCTTCCTTCATTTCGGTGTAAACACCGATGGGTTCATCCATGCGGTGCTGCCAGAGCAGCGCAGGTAACGCTTTTCTGTCACTCCACGCCCGCAGGGAAGCAGCAAATGCCCCGGACATCACCACATCATCGTGGCTGTCCTTTACACCAAAGACGGAGCCATACCCTTCAAACTCACCGGAGTCACTGACAGATTTCAGACTCAGCGGTACATCAAGACGTTGTTTCGTCTGCATTGGCGTTATCCTTCTGCTTACCGGCTTTACTGCCATCGGAGGGTTTCGTGGTCATGTTCATCGGTGTGAGATAGACATCACCACCGGGACGCGGATTCATATCTTCCAGGTCGCGGCAGTCATTGGGAGAGTAAATTCCCCAGTTGATCCCGGTGGCGTAGGCTTCAAAACGGGACTTCATATCCCCGCGCAGTAACGCCCCGGCGTTAAATTTGGCGTAATAAACGCCCTGCTTACTTTTTCGTACCAGTCCGGTGTTGATCCGCTGTTCGATGCGGGTCAGATACGGCACCAGTGAATAGTTGATAAATCCCAGCCCCAGCTCTTCGATATTGTTGAAGGTGGCGCGATCGGTGTTCTGCACCATGTGCAACGGCACCCGGAACAGACGACAGATTTCTTCAAGCTGAAACTTGCGGGTTTCCAGGAACTGGCTGTCCTCGGCGTTCAGCGCCATCGACTTCCAGTCCAGCCCCATCTCAAGGATCATCGGGCGGTGAGCATTGCCAAGCCCGGTGTGACGCTCCTCAAAATCTTTCTTCAGGCGCTCATAAGCCTGATCTGACAGCGTCTGCTCTGTACGCAACACACCCGACGTCACCGCGCCATTGCTGAACAGTCTGGCCCCGTGCTCTTCGGTCGCAGCTGCCAGCGATATTGCCTCGCGGGCATAGGCGATGGGATTCAGCCCCACCAGTCCGTCCAGCGTCAGCGTGCGCACATGCCAGATATCCTCCTGGCTCAGTACATCCGTGGAGCCATCCGGGAATGTGACCTGATAGATCGGCTCCCAGCTACTGTTAAGCTTCGGTACCACACAGCCGGGATCGACGGGCAGCAGTTCAGCCACTTCGCCAAATGCTTTCACTTTGTAGGCGTAAAAGTTTCCCCGCAGGCACAGACAGGTGACCACCAGCTCCCAGAACTCCTGCGGCGTCATATAGCCATTGGGATGCGTGGAGATCAGTTTATGCAGACGTTCGCCGGTGGCTCTCTGCTTCAGGCTGCCGTTCAGGTGATACAGATTGCAGGGCAACATCCCGACCGACTCTGCCAGCACTCTGACGCAGGAAAAAACCGCCGTCAGTCGCATGGCCCGCTGGCTGCTGATCTGCTTTCCGGTATAGGTGTCGTAGGACAACCCGATAGCATCCGCCAGCTCTGCTGGCGTGGTCACCGGTGCGTCACTTTTTCGTTGAAATAATCCAGAAAAGAACACTATTTCCCTCCGCCGACAGACGACTGTGTACGGTCGAGATATCGCGCCACCAGCCACGACCAGAACAGGCACAACGCCCCGGCAACCACAAACCCCGCCGGGGGATAAATCAGCCAGGCACCATACGCCAGCAAAAGCGCCCCCAGCACGCCCACCAGAGGCGCGAGAATCAGCATGATCATAATTACCTCAGTTAAAGCGAGCGGATCCCATAGGACTCAATGTGGTCAGACAACGTGTCTTCTTTCTCGTACAGCATGGCTCTGCCAACCGCCATAATCAGCGCAACTGCACCATCGATTTTGTTTTCCGCCTGCTCTTTGACGGGCTTCACCACATCATCGTTACCCGGAATGGTTTTGCCGACCACGTTGCCGATACACCAGGTCATGATGGGATTGCCATCATGATGAAAGCGCCCCGATTCAATTGCCGCTTCCAGCTCTTTCATCGGGTCGGACATGTTGGTGTAGTTCTGAATGATAGTGATGGGGTTCAGGTCTTCATCAGCAAGGTCATGTGACAACCCGGTCGCCCCGAAGGGGTCGATGGGTGACTCACTGACCGGGCTGATTTTGTTCGCCGCTTTGGCCTCCTCGAGGATGTAGCGATAATCCACCTCCGCACCATCGGTAACGGTCAGAACGCCCATTTCCACCCATTTCTGAAAGCGTTCGGCTGTCCGTCGATCTTCATTTTTCTCGACGCTGTACACCGTGTCATACGGTACCCAGAAACGCGGGGCCACACTGTAGTAATGCGTTTTACCGTCAATCTCGCGGGTATAAAGTCGCGCCATGCTGTTCATATCCAGCTTACGCGCCAGGTCAAAGGCCAGAATGCACGGCTGCCCCTCGAACTGCTCAAGGGTCAGTGATTTATCCTCGCAGCTCTGCCAGCTCACCAGGTTGAAATACGCCGAACGCGCCGACACCCAGATATTGAGGTGTTTTGTTTTAAAGACGTTTGCCAGACGGGCGTTATTTTTCGCACGCTGCTGCTGGCTTAACAAAAACTCGCGATAAACCGACACACCAATATTCGGGTTAGCTTTTTCCAGCACCTGCGGGTCGGTCCAGTCATCGCCTTCGTCAACGGTATAGATGATCCCGAACAGTTCATCGTTGGGTACCGAACCGTTGAGCATCTCGATAACTTCCCGCCGCTTGTCGTAGCACGGCCCCTCAATGTTGTACCCGGCGGTGGTGATGGCCCACATCAGTGGCTGACGTCGCGCGCCCATCCCGGTAAGCATCGTGGTATAAAGCGCATCGGTGGCGTGCTCGTGATATTCATCCACCACGGCACAGTGGGGTGATGAACCATCACCGGGGTTACCGATCAGCGGTTCAAACCGCGCGCCATCCTCCGGACGGTTCATGTTTGAGGCGTTAACCTCAATCCCGAACGCTTCCGTCAGCATGGGTGTGCGTTTACACATCAGTCGCGCCGGGCGAAAGACTTCCCACGCCTGTTTCTCTGTCGTGGCACCGGAATACACTTCCGCGCCAAACTCGTTATCACAGGCAAAACAATACAGGGCAACACCGGCAGAGATTGCCGATTTGCCGTTCTTACGGGGGATTTCGGTATACACCTCCCGGAAGCGGCGCAGCCGGGAGCCTTTATTGACCCAGCCAAACGCACAGCAGATCACAAAGAGCTGCCACGGCTCCAGCGTGATGGGCATCCTCTTGAATGCCCACTCTCCCTTGGTGTGCGGCAACAGCTGAATAAATTTGGCAGCCCGTTCAGCCAGGTCCTTGTCGAAGCGGTAACGAAACGACTTACTTTTTTCCGCCATCAGGTCATCAAGATGGCGCTGGCAGGCCTGAATCACAAACTGGCAGGCCACAATCTTTCCGCGCACAACATCACGGGCATACTGATTGGCAGCATTTACGTTGGGGTAAGATTTCCGGCTCATGACTCGATGATTTTCAGAAACGGGTTAGTGGCTTTCTTCTGCCCCGCCAGGCCAATCAGACGCTGGCGGCTGCTGGGGTCGAGTCCGAGCATTGCCCCCGTGCTGCTCATCTCGGACTCCTGTTCTTTTTTGGCGGTCAGCTCCGGATTTTTGACCCTGCCGCCCATTGCACCGGTGATGGTGTTGCCCTGTATGGCAATATTTTTCACGGCACGTCGCCAGAACTCATAGGCCACGCACCACCGCTCAAGCACCGCGAGGTCAGTCACGCACAACAGGCCCTGACCGCAGAGTTCTTTGGTTGTCAGTTGCCACATGATCGTGGCGAGAGGGAGATTTTCTTCTGCGAACCACTCCGGTGGCTCAACACCTTTGATGGGCGTAAAAACAGGTTCATCTTTATTCAGGGCTCGCTTGCCGGGGTTTCCGGCCAGCGCCTTGCGCGCCGTTGGCTTGGGGCGACGCCCGGAACGCCCCGCCGTTCCAGCCATATGCGGCACTCCTGGTTAAATTTCATTTTTCGCGGGTATAAAAAAACGATGGGGCGGGCAGTCCGGAAGACGTCAGGCCACAGGGATTTGACCCGCCCCTCCCCTCAGGCAGTTGAGAATTATTATCACTTTAGCCGTTCACGGGCCGTCTTCGTCTTATGGCACGGCCAGCACAGGCTCTGCAGATTACTGTCTGCATCGGTGCCGCCATGCGCTTTAGGGATGATGTGGTCAACGGTTTTAGCTTCACGCACCACACCGGCACGCAGACATAACTGACATAAACCTTTGTCACGCTTCAGGACGCGCGCGCGGATACTGTCCCACTTCGAACCATAACCGCGCTGATGACGGGACTGGCCTGGCTTGTATTGCTTCCAGCCTTCGCTTTTGTGCCTTTCGCAATAGCCTGACGAGTCAGTGGTGGTATGGGGGCAGCCGCGAACGCGGCAGGCTTTTGGGGTTCGAGGAGGCATAAATATATTCCTGTTCTTTGTCCAGACTATTTGCCTGCTGCCAGCAAAACGTTACGGCGCATCTCGATACTTCTAATCCCCGCTTTGTCAATATTGCATTGTCCCAACGCCGAAAGCAGGCTCACATTCAGATCCAGGCTGGCCCCATAGGTCAGAGGATCGGGAATAACTGGCTGGGGAGTTTCAGTAGTCAGGCTTGCTGGCAACGGTACCGCCGGAATAGGCACGTAAACTGTTCGCGTACTTCCGCAACCGGTCAGCAGCGGCAGCAGGCACAGGACGTGAAGCACAATCATCATCCGCAACAGCCACTTTGATATCTTCCTGGGTTCTCTGTGACTCCAGTGTGATCTGCTGTTTTGCATGCTGGTTAGCCTCCAGAACTGTATTGACGATTTGCAGTGATTGCAGGACGTTATTGGTAATGACAGTTGCCGATTTGGCATTTTGTACAGCCTCATCAGCACGTTTCTTTTCGTGCTGATATTTGCTGTAGTAGTGGTTGGCAGACCAGATGAAAGAACCGATGACAGTAAAGAAGAATGCAGCGATAACCAGCTTATAGCTCAACTTCATTTACCACCCCACCAGCCTCTTCAAACCGTGCAATCAGGTCACTGATTTTATGTTCATACTGACCATAACCTGCACCAGGTAACGACGCCCAGATATTGCTGCAACGGTCGATTGCCTGACGAATATTGCCACGGTCAATCATCGGTAAAGCGCCACGCTCTTTAATCTGCTGCAGAGCTACAGCGTCCTGGCTTTCTGGAGAAAAATCTTTCAGGCCAAGCTGTTTACGGTAAGCATCCCACCAGCGTGAAAGAAGCTGGTAACGTCCGGCGGCTGTTGACTTGAGTTTCGGGTTTAGCGTGACAAGTTTGCGAGGGTGATCGGAGTAATCAGTGAAGAGTTCACCACCGACAATAACGTCATAACCGTGGTTACGTGTCGGTTGTCGTCCGTTATCCGTTCCTTCTGACCAAGCCACCATATCAAGGAAAGCTTTACGCTGGGAATTTAGTACCTGCATAAATTACTCCTTAGAACTACCAAACTTATTACCGATTACTCGCATTGCAGCCCCACGAATTGCATCGACCCCGATCAGCCCCACCCCACCACCAATGGCAACAGAAAGCGATTTAGGCCATCCGACATACTCAAGAGCGGATGCAAAGGTCAGCGTCAGAGCGCCACAGAGCAAAATTTCGAGTGTTTTTCGTTTCCAGCCGCCACCACCACCAAAATAGGCAATACGCAAACCAGCCATAACAATCGACATAATCACTGCGCCCAGCGGCGTATCTCCACGCCACCAGCTCTGAAACAACTCCAGCCAGTCCGGCCAGGTATTTGGGTTATGAGGCATTTCGTCATCTCTCACCTCGCGATATTTGCGGGTGCTGTGTTGGAAATAAAAAGGCCACGCAACGTGGCCACCAGAATTATTTCCCCACCAGTTCACTTACCTCTTTCACCGTCTGATTAAACCGCTCTGACTCAAGTTCAACACCTAACGCCCGACGCCCCAGCGCCATTGCCGCTTTTATTGTGGAACCGGATCCCATAAAGAAATCAGCAACCAGATCGCCTTGTCGACTACTGGCACTGATTATTTGCCGGAGCATATCCGCAGGCTTCTCACACGGATGTTTACCCGGGTAGAACTGAACGGGTTTATGCGTCCAGACGTCGGTATAAGGCACGGAAACTGATACGGAGAAATAGCGCCGGAGAGTTTTAAACTCATCCAGCAATTCAGAATATTTGCGATTCAGTGAATCATAAGATGCCACCAGCTGGTGGTGTGGTTGTTCCAGTTGTTGTTCCTGAAATTTATCTGCCGCTATACGGGAAAACAGTGCCTGCAACTTCCGGTAGTCAGCCTCATTCGGCAACTGCCACTGACTGGCACCAAACCAGTGGGAAACCATATTTTTCTTACCAGTGGCTTCGGCAATCTGTTTTGCCGTTATACCCAGTTCGGCACGAGCATCCCTGAAATACGAAATCAGCGGTGCCATTATGTGCTGTTTGAGTTCCCTTTCTTTTGCCGCATAATCGTCACTTTTGCCGCGATATGGCCCCTGGTAATGTTCAGCAAACAGAACGCGCTCTGTAGCGGGGAAATATGCCCGCAGGCTTTCTTTATTACACCCGTTCCATCGTCCGGACGGCTTCGCCCAGATGATATGGTTAAGAACGTTGAAACGTTCACGCATCATGATCTCGATATCAGATGCCAGGCGATGTCCACAGAACAGGTAAAGGCTTCCGGCTGGTTTCAGTACCCGCCAGAACTGGGCCAGACAGTGGTCCAGCCACTTCAGGTAATCTTCGTCCCCTTTCCACTGATTGTCCCAGCCGTTGGGCTTCACTTTGAAGTACGGCGGATCGGTAACAATCAGATCAATGGAGTCATCAGGCAGGGACTGAATAAAATGCAGGCAATCAGCGTTGATTAAATCAACACTGTTTATTTTTACAGTATTTTTCATGGATCAGTAAGCGTAACTCTGGTAGGCTCACTCTGCTTTTGCGCTAAAGCAGTGGGCCATGGTTCGCTTGTGACCAGTAAGCATGAGCGAATGGCTGGCAGGTGCTACCAACACCCACCAGCCGCCCATTTTCACATAATCTGCCAGCCCCGCCATAACCAGCTGGGTCAGTATTAACTGACAGCGTTCGCGTGAAAGGTATGTGTTTTGTGCTATCTCCCCGACTGTTGCCGGTTTGCCGTTTAATTCATTAAAAACAACTTTCGCCGTTTCTGTCATATCTTGCTGTTTTAGCATGTCTTTTTACCTTCATGGTTAACATGACATACCAATAACTCTTGTCTAAAAAGCCAGCAAGATAAAAAGTCAGTATTCACGACCACCAGCGTGTTTACCGTACTGCACCAGGTTTACAGGTATAAAAAAACCCGCTCGACGGCGGGTTTAAGCTGTGTGACGAAGTAATCACTCTTAACACAGTAACGCAATTTTTGCGGACCGCGATAATGTTTTTTACACCAAAAAAAGGTATTTTGTGGAAAAAAATCAAGACATAGCGAGCAAAGAGTGACTAAAACAACTTCTTTTCAGATCTTCTACGATGCAGAGGATAATGAATTAGCACAGCATAAAATTGATGCCAAAACATTAAGCATTTCCATAGGTTCGATGGCAGATTTAATATCAGCAGCTGATAAAAGACTTAATGACGGCCAACAAACCGTTAAGTTAATGGTTACTAATCCAGCTGAAGCGGGATCACTCGGCGTATCCTATACGATGATGGAGCTTGTTCCTCATGCCGTCGACGTAGCAAAAGTGATTGGCCTAACAGGGATAGCCGGGGCTACTATTGGAGCTCCAGCATTATCACTAATCCGCCAACTGGGCAGCAAGAAAGTAATTTCGGTAACAAAACGGGCAGGAACAGAAGAATCTGTTCTTGAGCTTGAAGGGGAAGAAATTGTTTGCCATGACTCAGTGGCTAAGTTAGTAACAGATCCAGAAGTCCGTGATGCCCTTGTGAATGTAGTTCGTGCACCATTAGACGGCAAACAAGGAGCAGTATTTAAGGTGCTGAATGATGAAGGCGAAGAAGTCGTTCGTCTTGAAGGAAGTGAAACCGAAGAGATCAAACCGCTGCCTAGAGGCACACTACTTGAAAAAGAAGAGTCTGTAGAAGAAGTCAATGTTAGATTCGTACAGATCAACTTCGAGGGTACAAAGGGTTGGAGAATCGATTATTTAGGCGAAGAGCATGCTGTTACCTTTGAAGATCAGTTGTTTATACACCAAGTTCAAAACGGAATCATCAGTTTTACAAAAGAAGATTTGTTTGTTGTTGAGCTAAAAACTATAAAAACTTTCACTGCGCGAAATGCCACAACCAAGTATGCTATAACCAAAGTAAAACGAAAACGCCCTGCTGAGGCTTGACAAAAGTGACACTAAACATGCAGATAGCACAACTGATCTTCTGGATAGGGGTGATAATGATCATCCCTGCCTTTAGTCGTTTTTGCTATTCAGCGTCAGCCTTGCTTTGGCGTCGACTATTCCCTACAAAAGTCTTCGAATTCCGATATCACGATGAAGATTCCGGAGTGACCAAAACGCTAGTAATAAAAGTTCCAAGTAAAAAGGGAAAAATGCTAACAACCCTCATTGATGAGGCAATTGCGGAGAATTCAAAACGAAAATGAATTCTCAAACTAAAGGTCTAAGCACAGGAAAAGCTACCCTTTCAACTGGTGGTTGGGGAGCAATTTTAAGTGTTCTTGTTAGCGCGATTTTAACCGACCCTAATAGCGTGTGGCGAACTGTAGCCTACGCATTAGTACCGGGTGTTGCGGCAACTTTAACTTACGTCATGAATTGGTTCATTTCGAGACATGGTTTCGAATCTCCAGAAGACGCAGCCAAAAGAGCAAAATGCAAGCGTGATTTGGCTGAGATTGAGAAGCAGTTACGATCTGACCACTTAAGTCCTGAAATAAAATCAACATTGATGCAGGCTAAAGCAAGAACAATCGAAATTTTGGTATCAATCGGAAGGGAATCTATACTTGAAACATCTGCGCGTAACATTACACCATCAGAAACTGCCGATCCGCAAAGCTGAGCGGCAGTTGCTATTCTTGTAGTCTATTGGTCCATTTCCAAACAAAGATCAAGCATTGAGAGACAGCCTTCAATAAACCCCTCAGCCATCTGTATCTCAATGCGTATTAGTTTCTCATCCTTTTTACGAGCTTTGGCGAGCTTTCTTTTAGAGATACCGTATAGGTAATGGGCAACAAGAAGCGAATGTTCGTCTGGCCTTTTTTGCTTTAGACGAGCAAGACAACCTTCAATAATTAATGCATCACTATCTGAACAAGCCTGACGTGTTTTGCTTGTATAGGGAAGAAGTCCCTTAAACCCAGCAGCTATAGGCGAATAGTCTACTCCTGAACTGTCACTCGCCGCCCATGCCCCCCAACGCTCAAGAACCATCTGAATATCACGCATCACCTTTCTCCGAAAAAATCAGGCCAGCACGCCAATTGCCAGCGCGCGATCGATAAAACGAAATATCAGCTCCAGCTGGGAGCCATACTTTTCTTCAAATGCCACGGTATCCGCATGCAGCTCGTCGTGATGCTTTCTGCACAAAGGCAACACAAAAAGGTCATGCGCTTTTGTTCCCATTCCACCCTGACCGTAACCTATCAGGTGGTGGGGATCATCAGCGGGCTTTCCACAACATGCACACGGCTGTGTCTTAACCCAGCGCGTGTACTTTTCATTAACCCAGCGGCGACGTTTTGGGCGTAACATAAAAGACTCCGGCGACTCCGGATCCACTTTCAGCGCCAGCACCTTTTTCGCCTTATCCTGGATGATGCTGGTGGCAGGAACCGAAGGCACAAGGTCACTTTCCCGGGTGACAGACGGCACAATAGGCTTTGGTAATCTCAGTGCCTTACGGGCTGCACTTTCCGGTAAGGCATCCGCCAGGTCATTACGAATCAGCCACCAGCACAGTTCCGGCATTGTCACAACGTGACTATCATCAAAACCGAGATCCCGACGCACAACAGACAACACCCAGCGGGCACAGTTATCCGTTGCCATTGATTCCAGCCGTTCCGTGAACTGGTCACGCAGCTGGTTATCGCAGTGCCAGCACAGACGAATTGCTCCCGGAGCGTGCCGCATTGTGGTCATGTTCTCGCTGTGCCAGTCGGAATGAGGCCACTGACAGCCCTTTTCACGAAGTAACCAGCTTTCAAGACATTCCACGCCACCAGCACGACGGATCACTGCCTCATTGCGGAACACGGCCCGAACGGCAGGATCATCCGCCAGCGGTTGTGATGCCGCCGGAACGGCACCACTGGCGAAAGATGAATAACGTTCCGGCTCAGGCTCCAGCAGGACACGCCCCTGCATAAACAGGGGCATCAGCTCTGAACCTGGCCTGAACAATACAATCCCCATACGCGGGGCAATTTCAGGGGTCAGTAGTGCTCTCACGGTCACCTCAATGAACGGTATCGAGCAGTTTTAACAGCTCAGGGAATCGGGATTCGAAGAAATGCGGCTGCGTCTCGCGCGGATTTGCAGGACTGGTGATGTTCTTGCCGAACATGCAGCCTTTCGCCGTCAGCGACCAGAATTTTTTGATGTTGTTAATCGCGGTACGGCTGTATCGTTCGCGTTGTTCAACGATCCCCAGCTTCACCATCTGGTGATATGCCTGATTAGCCGTCAGGCGGATACCATACTGTTTCAGCAGTGCACTCAGTGACAGTGTCGGGCGACTTGAGCCATCGTGTGCATCAGCAGGAGCATCAATGGCATAGCGCGGTGCCAGATTCGGTAAGCCAACAGCCTCCTGGAGTTTCTGACAGGCACCAAGCACTGAAGAGTTAGACAGGTTTAATTCCCGGCGCATAAAGTCCAGCAGAATCACACCAGCCTGCATCTTGTCAGCAGCCTGTCCGGATAATTTTTCCGGTGCGCTGGTTACCATGTCGAAAGTACGGATCACCTTCAGATGGAATGACGGGCTGATCCACATTGCATAGGCATACACCAGTTCCTTGCAGACATACGTTCCCCGTTCATTTCCCCCATGAATCACACTCACCGGGTCAACACCCAAATTCTGGGTGTTGGTCAATTCATGAACAAGCTCAACAGTTTGTTGGCTGGAAAGAAACTTTCCTGGCTCCTTGGTTCTGGCATTTGCACCAGATGCTACTGCTGCGCGATGCAGATCGTTCAGACTGTAACGCCCATAAGCATCACGACGAACTTCAATACCATCAATGACCATCAGATTATTCATACTTCGTTTCTCCTCTTAATCAGGCGGCTGCACCCGCCGTTTTCTCGAACTTACTGATAGTGATCTCGACCTTCCCTTTCGGGATAACCGGTCCCCACTCAACCAGCATTCTTTTCACCTGACTGTCGTCTTCCCGCACACCCGCGTGGGTCAGGGCGTCAAACAGCGCCTTGTTATAGTTGTCCAGATCGCGGATCCGGTTATCCGGAGGAAACAACACGATCTCCACTGAAGCAGGTGCCGACGTTGGTTTTGGCAGACGACGTAACTGCTCAACTATTGCGGCACACGCCGCGCTCTGGAATTTTCGCCCCGCCGCGCTTATCAGGCTCTTACCAGCAAACGCCCCTTTGTTGGGGTGTCGCCAGTACGTGTTCACACTGGGCGGGAAAGGAAGGATCAACTTCATACTTTCAAGCCCCTCTCATGTAACCAGTGGGCTGCACGCAACCTGGCGTTCTCCTCACCGGCAAGCAGTGCGCGGATGATACCGACCGCTTCGCTGTCGTCGTCCTTCACTGCGGTATGAAGCGTGATCCCCCGGGCCACGCCACGCTTTATCGTGATGACGCCTTTTTTCTCCAGTGCGCGAAGATGCTCCACCGCTGCATTCACTGAACGGTATCCCAGCATGGTTGCCACCTCCTGATTGGTTGGCGGGAAACCACGTTCTTTCTGATAAGAAATCAGCATATCCAGCACCTGCTGCTGGCATTGAGTTAACGTCGTCATGCCGCCATCTCCCTGACCAGTTTTTCCGCCTGCTGGCGAACCTGCGCCAGAAACGCCTCACCACATGCCTCAAGTTCATCGCGCCCGATGTAGCTGATTGCCGGTCCCTTCCAGATCTTGTCGAAAACAGCAATAGCACCAGCGAAGAAAGCACCTGTCGGCACCTGCTTCTCGTCCTTCGGGATAAACCAGGCAGGCAGTTCAAAACCAATACGCCCGCGAATAAAAGCAATATGGTCCGCATCTTCCGGCCACCACACTTCACTGGTGGCAGCTTTGATCAGGAAAACATAGCGCCCGCCTTTATCACGCATGGCACTGGCATGCTTCATGATGTAACGCATGCCGGTGATGTATTGCCCCTCATGCTGACTGGCGCGGCTGTATGGGGGATTACCAAAGGCAGCACCTTTAAGCTCCGCAAGGCGTTCTGACCAGTCATGCGCCAGCGCGTTGTCTTCCGCCGTGTAATACGCGGCACATTTGGCGTTATCACCGTCAGTGAACAGATCCAGAACAAACGGGCCAAACAGGGTGTTAATTCCCCAGAAAATGTTGTCCGGCGTGCGCCACTGATCGCCCACTTCCTTCAGTTCATGGGCTGGTTTGTTCCGCAGTTCCACCAGTGCCTGACAATATTTATTACTCATTAAGCCCCCACGTAATTCCCTGACAGATACCACTCTTCACCCGATGCAGCGCGCTTGCTGCTTTTCTGTAAGCACTGCTCACGACGCGCCAGAAAATTGTTTCGTTCTGGCTGGGAGTGGCTTTCACGGAATGCCGCCATCCACACGGTTGCAGCACGACGGTATAAGCCCCTGGACTCCAGTTCTTCAGCCTGGCGGGTCAGGCACAAAATCACCCGTGGATCGTTAGTGCCGACATAGAAATTGCGCACAGGTCTGGTTTCTCGAACTGGTTGTGGTTCCGGTTCCTGCGCTCTCTCAGTCAGGCGCGGGAAATGTCTGCGTGTATCTCCTTCACAACGGTGAGCCACACGCCCACTCTGACGTAACTTGCTTGCTGACTGCAGAACGCGCTGCCGTGAGTAACCTGCAAAAGCATCCGCAATGTCTCCGGAAGTACATCCCGGATGGGCTTCAATGAATTTCTGAACTTCATTCAAAAGACTCATGATCACCCCCTGAATCCTGCCGGGATCTGGCTGTAGTCCACGTTGTCGTAACTGGATTTGAAGTACGGGTCTTCGCGTTTTTCGGTGTACGTGCTGACGGACGGCGATAAGCGCAGGGAAAGCTCATCCCATTTTTCCCGCAGCTTCGACGGGCTGAGCACGTTACGGCACCAGAACGGATCGCGGCTGACGCGGCTGTACATCTCGCAGATTTGTTTGTGAGTACGACCATCCTGCACACACATCAGGCGAATTTCGTTTGCCCAGGCTGTCCAGTTCGGTTCTTTGGGACGAACCACCTCGCCGTCACATTCGGCGGCTTGCTCGTACAGGGCGATGATTTTTTTCCAGAGCCACTGTGCGCAGGTCAAATCATCCTGCGTTCCCCACTGGCGCTTTTTAGGGCTGAATACAACCGCATCAGGATGGCGAGTTAAAAAATCCTGTTCATCCGTCTGCGTGTTCGGTTGCGAAGCGTCCGGACGAGAAGTTTTTTTATCTGACGGATCATGTTTTGATTTTACTGACGGATCCCCGCCAGATTCTGACGGGTGAAAACCCGCTTTTTTGCCAGATTTCGACGCATCAAATTTTGACGGGTCAGATTTTGATGCGTCAGATTTTGACGGGTCAGAATCTGACAGTTGAGAAAATGCCGCTGCCTGAAGCTTCGCAACGTTAAGCTGATAAACATTCGACGCATTGCGGTTACCCTGGCGACGCGCCTTACGCGTTAACCAGCCTTCTGCTTCCAGCCGTGCGATAGCCGTTCTGACGGTACTCATTCCCGCGCCAATCTGGCGGGCAATGGTTTCAATTGATGGCCAGCACACACCTTCGTCATTACTGAAATCAGCCAGGCGGGCCATAATTGCCACGCTGGATAATTTCATGCCTGATGCAGCGCAACCATCCCATACATAGCCGGTTAATTTAGTGCTCATGACCGACCTCTATTTCCCTGAATTTACGACGAAACTGTTCGAGCGGGCTGAAGCACTCATGCTCATAGCCTTCGCGGAGGTAGATAACACGTTGTGTTTCCGGCTCCCAACGAATGACTCTGACGGGCACTCCGTAGTGATCTTTGAACCAGCGGTTAACTTGTCGCAAAGGACTGTCTCCTTCTGCCGGTTGAAATCACCCACAGCCCACTCAGCAAAGCTGTGGGTTACAATTTCCCTGTCACCTGGTACATTAACTGCATAGCAATACTCCACCTTCGCTTTTCCACCCGGTACAGGAAGCGCAATCAGTTGCGAGCGACGGTAGTGTGTTGTTAAACTGTTCATGCGTTAGTTTCTCCACAGTCACGACACGCCACGGCGCCCGGAGCTGCACACTCGCGGGCGTCATTACTTTCTGAAATGCAAAAGATTTTGTAGACCAGTGCTGCATGCTCCTGCAGCTTCGAAATTGAGAGATACAGCTCGTCGTTAATTGCTGTCTTCTCATGCGGTTCCACCACACCGTCTTCGATTGCCGAACGAATCTGTCTGGAATAACTGCCAATCTGTTCAATGACTTCCAGCAGGCGCTGGTTAATATCGGCGTTGTCCACATCCTCGACGTCAGGAAGAGACACAAAGACGCCATTTGCAGACTGCGCCACAGCGTCAGCAATGAAGTGAGTTCCACCAGCACGTTGCAAAATCATTGCCCATCCCAGCGGGAAAATCTGATCGCCATCGGCACGAAGGCGGTTAAATAATGCGTTTTCTGTTACATCCAGCCAGTCAGCTGCTTCAGCGTAACCACCCGGCAACGCCGCGATAGTTTTTCTGACAGCTTTCACGTACCACTCAGGCTGTTTTTCTATTTTCCAGTGATGCTTACCCACGGTTAGCCTCATCGTTCTGTGGTTTCTGTTAATCGATTTATCCATTAGATTTTTCATAAAGCTCAGGTTTAAATGGCAACCGTCCGCAAGTTCTATATGCAGCTTCTGCTGCACGTCCTTTTGGAATTAACTGGCCCGGACGGTTTCGCCACTGATAAACGGCTTCAGTTGTTATGCCGAAAAAAGCAGCAACTTTCTCAATACTGCCGAAGTAGCTTTCGATATCGTCAGTTGTCATACGCCCTCCAAACTAAGTTTTATTAGATGCTAATTACAAATCTATCTTTGGTCAATAAAAACTAAGATTACTTAGCAATTCAAGAAATGGTGCTCCTATGGAAACGGTTGGTCAGCGTATAAAAGCTCTGAGAAGAGTTACCGGAACGTCCCAGAAAGAATTGGGTAAATTTTGTGGAGTAAGCGACGTTGCTGTGGGGTACTGGGAGAAAGACATCAATACCCCTGGTGGGGAGGCACTTTCGAAATTAGCGAAGTTCTTCAATACGTCAATAGATTACATTCTTTATGGTGCTGAGTTTGAAGGCAAACTCGTCACAAACATGCGCAGAGTTCCTGTAATATCGTGGGTTCAGGCTGGGCAGTTTACTGAGTGCAGGGCAGCAGAAGTGTTTAGTGAAGTGGACAAGTGGGTAGATACATCATTAAAGATTGGTGATAACTCATTTGCATTAGAGGTTAAAGGTGACTCCATGACTAACCCTAATGGCCTCCCAACAATACCAGAAGGCGCAACAGTGATTGTAGATCCAGATGCAGAACCTCGTCATGGAAAAATAGTCATCGCTCGACTTGATGGAACAAACGAAGCTACAGTAAAAAAATTAGTCATCGATGGCCCTCAAAAGTTTTTAGTGCCATTAAATCCTCGGTATCCCAACATCCCTATCAATGGTAATTGCCTTATCATTGGTGTAGTCAAAGGAGTTCAATACGAACTCTAAGACCTCTCTTCTCTAACTAAGGCACCGAACTAAGAAAAGTTTGGTGTTTTCTCTTGCCATAATAACTAAGTTAAGTTAGATTTTATATCAAAGATAACGAACAGGCAGGACGCCCACGAAGTAGCCGCCTGGGGCATATGAAGTCCAGGATGATTCGTTAGCAACAAAAAAGCGCCCTACAGGACGCTTAGCTCTTTAACAATCTGGTCCCCATCAACAAGTAACTGATAACTTGAGGAGATGTGAAATGCACAAAACAGAACCCAAAATCGTCGCGCCTGGCTACACAGATGAGGAAATTTATGAGTGGATGACAAAGAAGCTGGCAGCTATAAACCAGCTTCGTGAAGTGCTGTCTTATCGACAGGAAACAATAGACTCCTTAAAAAAACTGGATCAGGAAATCACGGTTTTATCACAGGATGTTACTTTAGATATTGTGCAGACAAATTAGGATCCCATTCATTTTCGTCAAAATCATCAAAGTGATGAATTTGTGATCTCCAGTCTCGATAATCTAAAAATTTCTGGGCGGTTACGCTTATTTTATCAAGTGTGAGTTCATCCTGAATTGAAAGAAGAAGTTCATCAAATTTCATCTCATTAATCTGTTTTGGCATCCAGTGATGCTTCATCAGAATAAGGTGAACCAGAGCCTTTTTCCCATTCAACTGATTATAGGGAGTGCCGAATTTCTTCCGGTGCTCATGTAAGACAAGGTCCAAAAGAGTAAGTAATGTTGCCCTTGATTCAACTTTGCTTATTTCGACTGATGACACTACCCCACTGATTTCAATGCCCCGATACTTTCCAACATTTTCACAGTGGGATTTGTACAGCGTATAGATATTACCGGACATTTCTTTTCCTTTTGCGTTGTTGGGGATAACCAGATTAACCGAATCCTTGTTGTTGGGGAATAACTAGGTCCACCTCGCCTGATGTGGCTAAAAGCAGGCACATAACAGCTAAGTATTTTCAACCAGAGAGAATCCTTAGCGTTGTGGTGAATGCGGCTCAGCGCACGCGGGTTAAGGTTGAGGCTGACAGTCGACCTTCTGTGGATACCCACCCGCCTGGTGTGCAACCTTCGCCAGGCACCGGGAGGCACCCGGCACCACAACTTTATGCTGTGTGTAGTCTTGGCGGTACCAGCTTGTACCCTTGCTTCCGGCTGGTACCGTCCTTTTTACAAAACAGAGAAGAGCATCACCGGACGACGGGCTCATAACCCAATCCATCCGGGCGGCTGCCACCGCAGGTGTTCTTCTCTGTTTTGTGGAGAAACTAACCGCCCCTACGGGGGCATTTATGGAAATGTAAATGACTCAATAATCGCCGGACGGTGAGGGCTTCCTTTTACCCGAATTCAGCGCGGTGCAGCGCATATACGTGGAGAACAAAATGTCATTTATTAAAACTTTTTCCGGGAAGCATTTTTATTATGACAGGATAAATAAAGACGACATCGTTATTAACGATATCGCGGTTTCCCTTTCAAATATCTGTCGCTTTGCAGGACATCTTTCACACTTCTACAGTGTCGCCCAACATGCGGTGCTTTGCAGCCAGCTGGTGCCACAGGAATTTGCTTTTGAAGCTTTAATGCATGATGCAACAGAAGCATATTGCCAGGACATCCCCGCACCACTGAAACGACTTCTTCCTGACTATAAACGGATGGAAGAAAAAATAGACGCCGTAATACGTGAGAAATACGGGTTACCTCCTGTTATGAGCACGCCAGTGAAATATGCCGATCTCATTATGCTGGCAACCGAACGCCGCGATCTCGGGCTTGATGATGGCTCTTTCTGGCCTGTACTGGAAGGTATCCCGGCAACAGAGATGTTCAAAGTGATTCCACAGGCACCGGGCCATGCCTACGGGATGTTTATGGAACGTTTTAACGAGTTATCGGAGTTACGCAAATGCGCATGAATGTTTTAGAAATGGAAGGGTTTCTTCGTGGGAGATGTGTACCGCGAGATCTGAAAGTGAATGAAACAGATGCTGAATACCTGGTGCGTAAATTCGATGCGCTTGAAGCTAAATGTGCAGCACAGGAAAACAAAGTAATACCAGTGTCAACTGAACTGCCACCAGCAAATGAAAGTGTTTTGTTATTCGATGCTAACGGAGAAGGCTGGCTAATTGGCTGGCGTTCTCTCTGGTACACCTGGGGACAAAAAGAAACCGGAGAATGGCAGTGGACATTTCAGGTCGGGGACCTTGAAAACGTCAATATCACTCACTGGGCAGTAATGCCAAAAGCACCGGAGGCTGGAGCATAATGACCACTTTTACCGACAAAGAACTGATTAAAGAAATTAAAGAGCGTATCAGCAGCCTTGACGTGCGAGACGATATTGAGCGCCGTGCTTATGAAATCGCACTCCTATCTCTGGAAGTAGAACCAGATGAACGCGAAGCTTATGAATTATTCATGGAAAAGCGTTTCGGTGACTTAGTAGATCGTCGGAGAGCAAAAAACGGCGATAACGAATACATGGCATGGGATATGACTCTCGGTTGGATCGTCTGGCAGCAACGAGCAGGTATCCATTTTTCAACAATGTCACAACAAGAGGTGAAATAATGGAGCCATACAGCCTCACACTAGATGAGGCCTGTCATTTTCTCAAGATATCCAGACCGACTGCCATTAACTGGATACGCACAGGGCGTCTTCAGGCAACACGCAAAGATCCCACTAAGAATAAATCTCCTTACCTCACAACACGACAAGCCTGCATTGCGGCTCTTCAGTCTCCGCTGCATACTGTCCAGGTGAGCGCGGGTGATGGCATAACAGAGGAAAGAAAATGTCACTCTTCCGCAGAGGTGAAATATGGTACGCCAGTTTCACATTGCCGAACGGTAAAAGATTTAAACAGTCTCTTGGAACAAAGGACAAAAGGCAGGCGACAGAACTCCATGACAAGCTAAAGGCTGAAGCATGGCGGGTCAGCAAACTTGGTGAAATACCTGATATAACGTTCGAGGAAGCGTGTGTCAGGTGGCTTGAAGAGAAAGCACATAAAAAATCACTGGACGATGACAAAAGCCGGATCGGATTCTGGCTTCAACATTTCGCAGGAATGCAACTAAGAGACATTACTGAATCAAAAATTTATTCAGCAATGCAGAAAATGACGAACCGGCGTCATGAGGAAAACTGGAAACTCAGGGCAGAAGCATGCAGAAAAAAAGGGAAACCTGTTCCAGAATACACGCCAAAACCAGCGTCCGTTGCAACGAAGGCTACGCATCTTTCATTTATAAAGGCCCTACTAAGAGCCGCAGAGCGTGAATGGAAAATGCTGGATAAGGCACCAATTATTAAAGTGCCTCAACCAAAGAATAAACGGATCCGCTGGCTGGAGCCCCATGAAGCACAAAGGCTGATTGATGAATGTCCGGAGCCATTAAAGTCTGTTGTTGAATTTGCACTGGCAACAGGCTTAAGACGCTCGAACATCATCAACCTTGAATGGCAACAAATAGATATGCAGCGCCGGGTGGCATGGATAAACCCGGAAGAGAGTAAATCAAACCGCGCAATTGGCGTTGCGCTGAATGATACTGCATGTCGCGTATTGAAAAAACAAATCGGGAATCATCACCGTTGGGTATTTGTGTACAAGGAAAGCTGTACCAAACCAGACGGAACGAAAGCGCCAACAGTAAGGAAGATGCGGTATGACGCAAACACAGCCTGGAAAGCGGCGCTGAGACGGGCTGGTATTGATGATTTCAGATTTCACGACTTGAGACACACCTGGGCAAGTTGGCTGGTTCAAGCCGGAGTCCCGTTGTCAGTGTTACAGGAAATGGGAGGCTGGGAGTCTATCGAAATGGTTCGTCGATATGCTCACCTTGCACCTAATCACCTTACCGAACACGCACGGCAAATAGACTCGATCCTGAACCCATCGGTCCCAAATTTGTCCCAGTCAAAAAATAAGGAAGGTACTAATGATGTGTAACTTATTGATTTAAATGGTGCCGATAATAGGAGTCGAACCTACGACCTTCGCATTACGAATGCGCTGCTCTACCAACTGAGCTATATCGGCCCTGAAAGGACATGTTCACGAACGTGAATCACGGTGGACAAGGTTAAAACTAACCGGGCGATGCGTCAATGGCCTTGTGAATCAAATGGCTACTTTTGCATCACCCGGTTTTATTTACGCACGAATGGTGTAATCACCAATGCCGATCCACTTGTAAGTGGTCAGTGCTTCCAGCCCCATTGGGCCACGCGCGTGGAGTTTTTGTGTGCTTACCGCCACTTCCGCACCCAGACCAAACTGGCCGCCGTCGGTAAAACGCGTAGAGGCGTTAACGTAAACAGCGGACGAATCCACTTCGTTAACAAAACGCTGGGCGTTGCGCATATCGCGGGTCAGGATCGCATCGGAGTGTTGTGTGCCGTGTTCACGAATATGGGCGATGGCATCGTCAAGATCGCTGACGATTTTGACGTTCAAATCTAATGACAGAAACTCATCGTCATACTCTTCGGCTTTAACAGCAACCACCTTCGCAGGGCCTGCCTGCAACTGCGCCAGTGCAGCTGCATCTGCGTGTAATGTCACGCCGCTTTCCGCCATTTGTTTGCTTAATGCGGGCAGGAAGCTATCGGCGATGTTTTTATTCACCAGCAACGTTTCAACCGTATTACATGTGCTCGGACGCTGAGTTTTCGCGTTGACGATCACTTTTAATGCTTCAGCGATCTCTACACTTTCATCAACGTAAATATGGCATACGCCTATACCACCTGTGATCACCGGGATTGTCGACTGTTCACGGCACAGTTTATGCAAACCAGCGCCACCACGCGGGATCAGCATGTCGATGTATTTATCCATACGCAGCATTTCACTGACCAGCGCACGGTCAGGATTATCAATCGCCTGCACGGCACCCGCCGGTAAGCCGCAGGATTTCAGGGCGTCCTGAATCACCGCCACCGTTGCAGCGTTAGTGCGACACGTTTCTTTGCCACCGCGCAGGATCACCGCATTACCGGTTTTCAGGCACAGCGAAGCGACATCAACCGTCACGTTCGGGCGCGCTTCATAAATCACGCCAATAACCCCCAGCGGTACGCGACGACGCTCAAGACGCAGGCCGCTGTCCAGTACGCTGCCATCGATTACCTGCCCCACCGGATCGGCGAGGTTACACACCTGGCGCACATCATCGGCAATGCCTTTCAGCCGTGCGGGCGTCAGTGCCAGACGGTCAAGCATCGCTTCGCCAAGGCCATTGGCACGCGCGTCAGCAACATCCTGGGCGTTAGCGTTGAGGATGATTTCGCTTTGTGCTTCCAGTTCATCGGCGATTTTTTCCAGCACGCGATTTTTTTCGCGGCTGGAGAGTTGCGCTAATTTATACGAGGCTTGCTTCGCGGCAATGCCCATTTGTTCCAGCATCAGCCTGCTCCTTAACGGGTAATCATGTCATCACGGTGAACGGCAACCGGGCCGTATTCATATCCCAGTATTGCATCAATTTCTTGCGAGTGGTGCCCGGCAATACGGCGTAATGCATCGCTGTTGTAACGACTGACGCCGTGGGCGATATCGCGACCTTCGAGGTTGCAAATGCGGATGACTTCACCACGCGAGAAATTGCCAGTCACGCTTTTAATGCCTTTCGGCAACAGGGAGCTGCCGCGTTCAAGAATGGCGGCAGTTGCCCCTTCATCTACCGTGATTTCACCCGCCGGCGGCGCACCGAAAATCCAGCGTTTACGGTTTTCAAGCGGAGTCGCCTGGGCATGGAACAGCGTACCGACGGAAATGCCTTCCATCACATCACCAATAACGCCCGGCTTGCTGCCCGCGGCAATAATGGTGTCGATACCCGCACGGCAAGCCACGTCAGCGGCCTGCAATTTGGTACTCATGCCGCCAGTTCCGAGGCCTGAAACGCTGTCACCGGCAATCGCGCGCAGTGCGTCATCAATGCCGTAAACATCTTTAATCAGTTCTGCCTGCGGATTGCTGCGCGGATCAGCGGTATACAAACCTTTTTGATCGGTCAGCAGCAACAGTTTATCGGCACCCGCCAGAATCGCCGCCAGCGCAGAAAGGTTATCGTTATCGCCGACCTTAATCTCTGCCGTAGCGACAGCATCGTTCTCATTGATTACCGGAACGATATTGTTATCGAGCAACGCACGCAGGGTGTCGCGGGCGTTCAGGAAGCGTTCACGGTCTTCCAT